AACGAAAGGAAACAAATAATGGGCGAGGAAACGACCAAAAAGGACATGCTGCTGTGGGTGGACGTGGAGACCACGGGTCTCGACCCGGACCATGACAGGATCCTCGAGGTGGAAATGCGTTGCACCGACATGCAAGGCGTGCGGTGCGTCGGCGGTTTCCACCGCATCATCGGACTGGAAGGCCGCAAGACATCCATCACGGACGAGAATCTCAAGGCGTGGCGCATGCACTGCGCCAACGGACTGCTCGAAGGCGCACTCGACGCCGGGTATACGGAAGCGGCGACGGCGAACGCGCTCGAGGAATACGTCGACAGCCTCGCGCAATCGTTCACCCTCCATCCGGCCGGCAGCAACCCGCAGTTCGACCTCGACTTCATCGGACGACTCTGTCCGACCCTCCCGCTGCACTACCACCGCATCGACATGGCCACCATCCGCGACAGTCTCGAAGCCGCCGGCTGGGACGTGAGGCCGGAAGAGGAGACGCCTGCAGCCAGCGCCCACCGCACCGGCACATGCCTCGACCGCGACATCCGTCAATACGCGCGCATCATCCGCCACCTCTCCGAACATCCGGTCCGATACATCGCCACGGAAGCAGCAAAGTGATGAGCGTCGCAGCAGTGATCCTCCTGTGCGCCGCCATCCTGATCGGCTGGATGGCCAACAGGCCATGAACCGTACCAACAATGAAAGGAACCCCGGAATGAAACAGACCATCAACCGCATCTCCAGCCGCGTCGGCGACTGGTCCGCCACGCTGTTCACCCTCACCGCGCTGCTGCTCGTGCCGCACGCCATCATCCGGACGAGCATCGGCGTCGGCCTCCACCGCTGGATCCCCATCCAATGGCTCGCCCTGCACGCCATGCTCATCATCCTCGCCCTATGCATCGCGCTCGCCGCCTACATCATTGCGGACCGCACCGCCGTGGAACCGCCGGAAACATACTGAAAGGAGCCATCATGGCAGACCAGGAGACCATACTGATCGGTCTGGAGACACAGAACAAGGTGGCCGAGGCCATCTACCTGCGCTGGTATAGCAACGGCCGCCGCCATCCACGCCCATGGAACGAAAAGCCCATGGAGAGCAAAGAGCCATGGAGACGCGTGGCCAAGGACGCCATCAAAACGTTCTTCGCCTCTCCCGAGTTCCAGACGCTGCTCGACGACGTGTACGACGAAGGCTACGACGCGGCCGAAAAGGACGCCCAAGGCGAAAACGAAGACGAGGAGCCGCGGTGAGCGTCAACGTCCCGCTGCATAAATGGCGGTCGGCCGACCCGGCCATCCTGATCGGCCGCCGCTGCATCGCCCAAACCGACCAGGACGTCATCATCGACGGACGACTCGAACTCATCCGACATCCGGACGGCACCGCCAGCCTCCGCTTCCCAGGCATCGGAAACGACATCATCGCCCACGATCCGAACACATGTTCCAACAGCATGAGCGATGGCATACGAAGCCTCGCCATCTACGGAAAGGACTGACCGATGGAACTACTGGACCACACACATGAAAAAGGGAACCCAATGAGAAACACCATCTGCGCCACACTTACCGCCATCACCCTCACCCTCTGCACCGCGCTCGCAGGATGCGGAAGCGCGTCGGAGCCTTCCACGCCAGCGCATGCGGTCAGGTCCGTCGACTCGCAGTGCTCAGCCGGGGCCGACGTATTCACGGAATGCGTCGTCACCCTGACCGACACGAGGCAAGTGGACTGCATCGTCTACTCGACGAACGGCAAACAGGCCGGCCTGTCCTGCGACTGGAGCCATGTGAGCGTTGCAGACAAGGAGCCACAGTGAAAATCTGGTCGCAATGCGGCGCCGTACATATCGCACCAGAGGATGACGAGGAACGGCAGGCATGCGAAATCGCCGTCAACGCCCTGCTCAGATGGGTGGCGGAACACGACAAGGAAAAGGAACAACAATGAAAGACAGTGAAGCAGACATCGCCATCGGCGTGCTCAACAAACTCATCGACCAGGAACTCGAAGCCGTCCGCGCCGCGACAAGGGACGGCAATACCCCCTTCGGCGGCTACGCCCAGACCCTACACGACGCCTTCCTCACCGCCAAGGATGAGATCAGGAAGGCGCACGCTGACATGTGCCGGGAAATGAGATACGCCTTGACGAAAAGAACCACCAACCGAAAGGAAACACGACAAATGAGTGATAAAACACTCGAACCGCCACTGCCGCCAATCGACGCGCGCACCGAAGCCGTCGCCGAACGCCTGTTCGGACTCAAATTTGCACTCCGCAAGGACGATCCGAAACACATCCACGACGAATGGGAGCATGCGGCCGACTGGATCCACGACGGATACCTGCGCCAAGCCATCGAAGTGCTCGCCGCCGCCGACCAAGCGCAACCCGCGAGCGCCGACGGATCCGATTATAAGGAGCGGATGCGCGTCGAATACCGTGAGTTGGCCGCTCGTGCCGGCAGGCTCAGGGGCATGCTGCAGCGGTATGCGGACGGCACGCTTGACTTCGAGCCCGTCTGTCCGATCGTCCTGTTGAGCAGGCAGCTTGACGTCATGGATGAATACGCCAATCTGCTCCGCCGCAGAGCCGAGATCGAACATGTCGACCTTGACCAGCAGGACTTCGCCACCGAATAAGAAGAGAGGCCCCGCCAAGCCGGCAGAACCTCCAAGAAACCGACCACCATTCTAGCCGGAAAGCAGGAACCATGACCAGTCAATGCCAACAATGCGGCGAACCAGCACAAACCACCCTCTGCAAAAACTGCGCCAAACACATGAGACGACAGGCCAGCAGTCTCGCCAAAACCATCCCGGAACTCCGCGCGCTCGCCGAACGCAAGGCGCACATTGGCGAGCGCTGTGGTGGTGTGCGTGGTGGTGAGCCTGGTCTTCCGGTGAGTGTGCATTGGTTGGAGGTGTATGAGGAGGCGGCCCGTTTGATGCTTCGGCTGGCGGGTTGCGTGGATTTGAAGTGGATGCTGTTGCCGGTCGAGGGGTGGCGTCCGGCGTATCGGGCGATCTGTCGTTCGTGGTCGCGTGTGGTGTGTTCTCCGTCCGCGGGCGAGCTGGCCGATCGGCTGGACCGGATGCTCAGACGCATCGACCGGCTATCCACGCCGTCGGACGGCAGGGTGACCGTCGTTCAGTGTCCCGACTGTTCGAAGTCTTTGGCCGTGCCGCAGGGCATGCGGGATGGCTGGTGTCCGGAATGCGGCGAGCGCCTCGATCTGGATATGCTGGTCTCGGGCAGGTTGGATGCAGCGGGCCGTGCCGTCATGACGTGCTCGCCGGCAGAGGCGGCCGACTGGCTGACCGACCGGGCCGGCCTGCGGACCACGCGCAAGCAGGTGTCGAACTGGCTGGCGCGCGGCAGGCTTTCGAAGGCGCGTCGATTGGGGCATGGCGTGTGGGAGTTCAATCAGGCCGAGCTCATCGAGGTGCGTAATCGCGCATAGTTGCACATCCGGCTGAGTCCATGTATTCTGTAAAAGAACTTGCACCATGCCCGAAGGGGCTGGTGCTTTTCTTTTACCCCAGCCCCTGTAGCTCAGTCGACAGAGCAGCGGTCTGTTAAGCCATGGGTCCTCGGTCCGAGTCCGAGCGGGGGCACCGCAAAAGGGAGGCGTCATGGACATGCCCATTATCGGCTCATGCGTGGCGTTCGCCGCCTGTCTCATCACCCTGTGGCTGATGCCATGAGCAATCCGCGCTACCATAACGGCCACCGACGGCGGGAGGTGCAGGCATACTATCGTGCACGCCGCGCCGACTGCTACATCTGCGGCAGGCCGATCGACTACGGTCTGCGGCCGCCGGATCCGTGGAGCTTCGTCATCGACGAGACCGTGGCCATAGCCAACGGCGGCCGCGTCTGCCGCGCGAACAGCGGGCCGGCGCACCGCTGGTGCAACGCGGTCAAAGGCACGCACACGCTCGAATGGGCGCGCGCCGAAGTGAAACGAAGACTCGCCGGCGGCAAGCCCGCAGCCGCGCCGAAGCCGCGCGACTTCGAGGCCGCCGACTGGTGAAGCCCACGGGAGGATACCCCCGTAGTCGTTTTGGAGGCGACCTCGTGTGCAGCGCCTATCTCTCTCCCCGCGAAAAATAATCGTCGCCGGCGACACCATCGACGGCAAAGGAGGCGCCATGCCGATCCGAACCTGCGCGCAATGCGGCCATGCCATGCCGAAAAACGCCAGCGCCAAACGAAAATACTGCTCGGACAACTGCCGAAAACTCGCCAGCAAACACAGACATTCACCACAACACCAAACGTCGCCCACGACGCCGCCGGCCAACGAACCGTCGCCACAGCAGTCGACCGCGCCGGCCACATACCGCGACATGCTCGAGGTCAGCCGAACCGCGCTCACGCGCAACCTCGAGGACCCGCACTGTCCGGCCACGGCCGTCGCCGGGCTGAGCAAACAGCTCCTCGCCGTCGGCAAGGAACTGCTCGAGATGGACCGGGAGAAGGAACCAGACCCGATACTCGACGACCCGGAGGAGATGGCAGATGGCATCGAAGACGAACCCTTCGACGCCGAAACTATCTGACGCCGCCCGAGTCCTGAACATCCCCGACGGCATCACCGCCACCGGCTTCGGCCGCGTCCGCCGCGTCGCCGACCGGCTCGGCATCCGGTTCGACCGATGGCAGGAGGGCATCGGCGCACTCATGCTCGCCAAACGCGCAGACGGCACCTACGCCAGCTCGGTCGGCGGCATCGGCATGAGCATCTGCCGACAGACAGGCAAGACCTTCACCGTCGGCACCATCATCGTCATCCTGTGCCTGACCACACCAAACCTCAAGGTCATCTGGACCGCGCACCGCACCAGGACCTCGGCCGAAACCTTCAAATCGATGCAGGCGCTCGTCAAACGCCCCGGCCTATCACGACACTGCAAAGCCATCCGCCAGACCAACGGCCAGGAGGAGATCGCCTTCGCCAACGGCAGCCGCATCCTCTTCGGCGCCCGCGAACAAGGCTTCGGCCGAGGCTTCGCCGCGGTCGACGTCATCATCTTCGACGAAGCGCAGATCCTCACCGAAAAAGCCCTCGAGGACATGATCCCGACCGCCAACGCCGCGAAAAACCCGCTCATCATCCACATGGGCACGCCACCCAGACCGGTCG